CACTGCATCTTCGAATTCCTTGAGCATCTGGCCTTCGCCGACCAGGAACTGGAAGTCTTCGGCCTTGCCGCCGGAGAAGGTCTCGCCGTCGATCTTGCCTTCGAAGTCCACGGTCACGCGGTCGCCGTCCACGGCCACATCGGCCTGGGCGCGCTGCGCGAAGGTGCGGCGCTGCTTGCGCAGGATGTCCACGGTCTTGTCGATGGCGGCGTCGTCCACTTCGGCCGTCAGCTTCTCGACTTCGGCCGAGGTCAGGTCACCGATCTTGACTTCAGGCATCACTTCGAAGATGGCTTCGAACTGTGCCTCGCCCTCGGGAGCGCCTTCCTTTTCGGAGATGCGGGGCTGGCCGGCCACGCGCAGCTTGGCTTCGTTGACAGCCTGTGCGAAAGCCTCGCCGACCTTGTCGTTGAGCACTTCGTACTGCACCGAATAGCCATAACGCTGGGCCACCACGCTCATCGGCACCTTGCCGGGACGGAAGCCGTCCATCTTCACGGTGCGCGCCACTTGCTTGAGGCGGTTCTCGACTTCGCTCTGGATGGAGTTCAGGGGCAGGCTCAGCGTGATCTTGCGCTCGAGCTTTTCAAGGGTTTCAACAGTAACGGCCATGTTTGTTCCTATGAGGGATTGGACCGTGCCGGCTGCTGTACAGCCCGCACCGTATTGCGCAAAAGTCACGGTGCAACGCGAGCCAAAGCCAGTCGGCCGCGCGGCACCTCAGATTTCAAGGGCTTACATCACATGCGCCTGGCCGCTGGGGACCGCACATGGTTCGCTCAACCCGTGATGTAAGCGAAGCCGGACATTATAAACGAGGCGGTTTTAACCTCCGGACGCACCCACTTGCGGGGAATCCCCCAATCCGTTTGCAAACGGGCCGTCCCTACAGGAAGCGGGCTTGAGCAGTGTTCGCCGCAGTTGAGCGGCGTTGGTGCGTGGTGCGCGGGGGGCGGGGCGACTCTCTTGAAAAATCAACTACTTACGATGATTTTGCGGGAATCCAACGGGCAACCGAGTTGATGGAACCTACTCGTCATCATCCAGGGAGTAAGGCCGAAAGTCGCAGACCGGGGCACCAGCCCAGGCATTCAGCTCATCCTTGATACGCGACTGAAGTGGCCGGATTTCGTTGCGCGCAAAGACCTTCGCCCCTTTTTCAACATCCCCAAACCCGCCAACGTTGTTCGGCATCATGCCCATCAGCTGGGGCGGGACCCGATGCGCAGCAAGCACGTCATCCCTGCTGCTGGCCTTGATGTTGACGAACTCATCTTTGGCAGCCACCTCGCTGATGGGAATCAGCTTGATGCCATCGGCCTTGCCGTTGGGCGCGTAGTAGAAGAGATTCTTGAAGTTGCCCACGCCCTTGGACTTGATGAGCTGATCGCGCATTGCCTCGATGTCTTCCTCATGCTGGGCGGGGTCGGTCACATAGAGGATGAAGCCAGCGTGCGAGCCGTTGGCGTAGTAGCGACGGCGGAACAGCGTGGCGGCCTCGTTGAGCAGGGCCGACTGCACGGCGCCCAGATACTGCGGCAGGCCGTATACCTCCTGGTGAATGTCGGGCTCGCGCAGATGGAAGACCTGGCCGGCCGGGAATTCGTGCTCGTTCTGAAAATCGCTGATCTGGAAATATTGCCCGGCCTCTTTGCCGCGCCGCATGTACTTGCCAAGCGTGTGCTCGAGCCGGAGCAGGCTCCCCACCAGATTGCGCCTACTTTCCAGATAGCCATTGCCCAGCGTGAGGTAGTCCAAGGCGAAGGCCTGGAAGGCACCAGGCGAAAGATAGGGCGACGGCATCAGCGTGCTGGTCAACACGTTGACCTTGAAGCGGATGGCGGACTCATGGTGGGCGCCGACACGCAGCATGCGCGCCAGATCAGCAAAGCTGACAGGCGGCTCATACCAGCGGCCGTTATCCATGCACTCGATGTATTCGAGGATGGAAGCGCGCCCGCCCACCACTGGCTCAGGATCGCCAAAGGTGAACATCACAGAGCGCGCGGCGCCTGCGGGCGCGGATTCGGCGGCTGCAGTATTGCCGGGCGCTGCGCTGGCCTGGGTGGCTTCGGTCATTCGGATATCTCCACAAAGGATTGCGAGAGCGTGGAGCCGGCGAACTCGGTCCCCTGCTCCAGTGGTTCGTTGGAAAGCGCATTCATGGTTGCCCACGCCAGATCACCGTGGCCGGTCTGCTCCGAACGGCCGCTGCTGTAGGTGATGGAGCGGCCCGTGGGTGTCATCTCCTGCTTGACCGACATGAAGCTGGCGGCCATTTCCTTGTCGTCCTGGTCGAACTCCAGCCGGCCTGCACGCAGCACGGTCTGGGCCTTGAGCACCAGCAGGATCTTGGCTTCGAGGCTGTAGCGCAGGCCGCGCACGGCGGGAAAGAACTTGCGCACAAGCTGGTAGACGCCCTGCCCCATGCCGGTGGTGTCGATGGTCATCTTCTCGACGTTGAACTGCTTGCAGATGCGCTGAATTTCCGCCGCCTGGTCCTCGTACTCCATCTTGTGCATCTGCTTGCGGTACAGGATGCGGAACTTGCCGCCGGGCTTTTCAGGCGGCGCCAGGACCACCAGCGCGGCCTTGTCGCCGGTATGGCTGGGGTCATATCCAACCCACACGCCTTTGTGCCCGAAGGGCCGCTGTGTGAAGGCCTTGAAGTCCTTCCATGCCTCCCAGGGGTCCACCATGCCGCGCTGGAGCAGCGACAGCGGAAACACGGCCAGCGCGTCATCCATGAACTGGCACAGGTACAGATTGGCGAAGACAGTGGCGGCCTTGGTGGAGCGCAGGTTCTCGATGTCGAACAAGGTGCAGCCGCCGCGCTCGGCATCCTCGATCGTGACGATGTGGCGCCAGATGCCGTCCGCGCCTCGAAAGCCGTTGGCCAGGTGCTCATGGCGCAGGTCGATGTCCAGCTTGCGGTCGGTGATGTGCGAGCCGTTCCACAGCGCGTAGGCCTCATGCTGCAGGCTGGAGGGTGTGCTGAAATACGTCAGGCGCCATTGCTTGTGCGACGACATGCCACTGGCCACGTTGTTCAGCTCGGTGAAATTCGTGGTCCAGAAATATTCATCGAAGTACAGATTGCCGTGGTAGCTCTGGGCCGTGCGCGAGTTGGTGCCCAGGAAAATCAGCTCGGCCCCATTGGGCAAGATGATGGGATCGCCTGTGAGCGTGACACCAATCTCCTTCTTCACGAAAGCGATGATGTAGTTGCGGAACACTTGGGCCTGGTTTTTACTGGCCGACAGGAAAATCTGATTGCGCCCCGTCTGGAGCGCATCAATCAATGCCTCACGGGCAAAGTACCAGGTGGCGCCGATCTGCCGACTCTTGAGGATCTGCCGGGTGCGCTCCATGGCTGCACCCCACCAGGTGCGCTGGTAGTCGAACAGCGAATCGAGGAAGGCTTTGCACAGCACGTCCACCTGCTCGGGCGTGATGGCGTTCTTTTCCGGCTTCTTCTTCGGCCCGGCATTGCGCAGCTCGATGTTGGGATTCAGGTCACTTTCGCGGCCCGTCTGCCCATACTTGTCGATACGCGCCAGGCGCTCCATCTGCCGCGTGAGCAGGTCGATTTCCTTGAAGTCGCCGCCGGTCTTCTGGTCCTTGGCGATGAGCGAGACCAGACGCGACTCCAGCGTGCCGGCGACACGGTCAACGGGCTTGGCCTCTTCCCAGCCATCAGCGCGCGACCAGCCAATCAGCGTGGTGCGCGGCACGCCCAGCCGTTCGGCGATATGCGTGAACTTCCAGCCCATCCAGAACAACGCCCTCGCTTCGCGGCGCACCCCGGCGCCGCCGTCCACGGGACTGGACGGGCCAGCCGGCAAACCTGAGCCCGCCGCTGTGGGCAGGCCATCGAGGCCAAAGGGCAGAGGGTTGTCGGCCTGCTGGGTGGCCTTCTTCGCGGCGGTCTTGGCGGGCGCTTTCTTGGCCGATGCCGCTGCGCGATGCGGCGCCGGCCTGGCGCGTTTTGCAGTGCTGGGCATGACTGGGAGTTTGTCCCGCGCGCGCGCGAAAAGCAGCATGCAAAAACTGTCACTCGTCCAGCCACAGAGCGCGCTGATTGCTACAAAACTTGCCCCGAAAGAACATAGGCACCAGATCAACTCTCACCACTGGCTGCACGCTATGAGCAAGAAATTTTTCCGGGTCGCCACCGAAGGCAAGACGGTGGATGGGCGCGAAATCAAACGCGAATGGATCGAACAGATTGCCAACACCTACAACCGTGCCAAGTACGGCGCGCGGGTCTGGGTGGAGCACCAGCGCAGCGTGTGGCATGACAGCCCATTCAGCGCCCAGGGCGACGTGCTGGAAGTCGAGGCCCGCGAGGTCGAGGACGGGCTGCTGGCCCTGTTCGCAAGCATCAAGCCGCTGGAATCGCTGGTGGCAATGAACCGCCAGGGCAAGAAGATTTACAGCTCCATCGAGGTGGAGCCCAACTTCCAAGGCAAGGGCGAGGCCTATCTGATGGGCCTGGCCGTGACCGACAGCCCGGCCAGTACCGGCTGTGAAGCACTTTCGTTCTCGGCCAAGGACGGCAAGCAGGTCTTCTCGAAGTTCATCGAGACGGAGCTGGAATTCAGCGAAGACGAGCCCGAGGCAGGCCCGGCCCGCGATGGAGTGGTTTCCAAGCTGCTGGCCAAGTTCAAGCGCCTGTCCGGCCGCCAGGAAACCGGCGAGAGATTCGCGGCGGAAATGACCGAGGCCATGCAGGAGGCCGGCAACGCCATGGAAGCGCTGGACGGCAAGGTGTCCAAGTTCGGCATCGAGCAGCAAGACCTGCGCAAGAAGCTGGAGGAACACCTGGAGGCCTTCGCCGAGTTCCGCGAGAAGGTCGAGAAAACCGACAGCAACCCCAACAAGCGACCGCTGAACACAGGTGGAGCCGGCTACGAGAAGGCCGACTGCTGACCCCTGGCCAGCCCACTACACCAGACCGAGGAAACCGACATGCAAAAGCTCACCCGCCAGCAATACAACCAGTTCCTGAAAGATCAGGCCGAGCTCAATGGCGTTGACAGCGCCGCCGAGAAATTCGCCATCGAGCCCAGCGTGCAGCAGCGCCTGGAAAACAAGATCCAAGATTCCAGCGAGATGCTCAAGCGCATCAACATCGTGCCGGTCACGGAAATGGAAGGCGAAAAGCTCTACATCGGCGTAACCGGGCCGACTGCCAGCCGTACCAACACGCAAAACAAGGACCGCCAGACCCGCGACGTGAAGGCCATGGACGGAACGAAGTACCGTTGCGAGAAGACCAACTACGACACCCACACGCGCTACCAAACCATGGACATGTGGGCGAAGTTCAAGGACTTTCAGCCGCGCCTGTCCCGCAGCATCTACGAACGCTGCGCACTGGATCGCATCATGGTGGGCTGGAACGGCACCCACGTGGCCGAAGACACCGACCTGGCAGCCAATCCCAAGCTCCAGGACGTGAACATCGGATGGCTGCAACAGCTGCGCAACACGGCGCCCGAGCGTGTGCTGCATGAAGTCGTGCAGGGCAGCGGAAAAATCAAGGTCGGCCCCAGTGCGGGCAATGATTACAAGACCCTGGACGGCCTGGTCTACGACGCCTACAAAACACTGATGGACCCCTGGCACGCCGAGGCCGCCGACCTTGTGGCGATAACAGGCCGTGACCTGATGCATGACAAGCTGTTCCCGCTGGTCGATGGCCAGAAGGCACCCACCGAGATCCTGGCCGCCAGCATCGTGGTGAGCCAGGCACGGCTGGGGCGCCTGGCGGCCAACGCCGTGCCGTTCTTCCTGCCCAATGCCATCCTGATCACCAGCTGGTCCAACCTGTCCATCTACTACCAGGAGGGCGGGCGCCGCCGGTCGATTCTGGACAACCCGAAGCGCGACCGCGTGGAGACCTACGAAAGCTCCAACGATGCTTTTGTCATCGAAGACTTGGGCAAGGCCGTGCTGGTCGAAAACATCGAGATCGAGCCCGAAGCCTGATAGCAGCTAGCGCGCCGGCTCTGAACGGGCCGGCGCCACACCAGCGGGGAACCCATGAACCAATCACCAGCCCAGCGGCACCGCTTGCGCGTGCTGGCGGCCAAGCAGGCGCAGCAGGCGGCCGATGCCGGCGCGCACGGCGAGGCCACAGGCTCGGCCTATGAAATGCAGCTGACGCAGCTGCACCAGTTCCGCCTGCGCCTGAAGGACGTGCAGAGCCTGGAGCGGCGCGCCGAGATGAAGCGCACCATGCTGCCCGAGTTTGACGACTACATCGACGCGGTACTGCAGGCCGCGCCGGGCGTGCAGGATGACGTGCTGGCCACGGTCCTGCTCTGGAGCCTGGATGCAGGGATGTATGACCGAGGCCTGGCGCTCGCCAGCTACGCGCTGGAGCACGGGCTCAAGATGCCCGACAGATTCGAGCGGCCCGTGCAGACCATCGTGATCGATGAGGTAGGCGAGGCCGTGATGGCGGGCCGGCTGGCCGGCAAGGACGCCGTGCGCATCACGGCCGAGGTCATCGCCATGACCGATGGACTGGATGCACACGACCAGGCCCGCGCCAAGCTCTACAAGGCCGCCGGCTGGGCGCTGCTGGGCAAGACATCGAGCAGCGATGTGGACATGGAGTCCCGTCCCCTCACCGCATGCCGCAAGGCCATGCCGCTGCTCAAGCGCGCCTTCGAGCTGGACACCCGTACCGGCGTGAAAAAAGACATCGAGCGGCTGGAGCGCCGCCTCAAGAAAGAGGCATAGCTCCAACCGCCGAAACCGAGCGTACCCCGCGCCCGTGGCGGCCCCAGGGCAAGGACAGCTGACACAGCACCGTCCAACGCCCTGGGCCACCGCCACACCTCAACACCGGAGCCTGCATGTTTGTATCCAACGTCAATCCACCGAACCAGAAGCCAACGGGCACGGTTGCCGGCGATGGCTGGTGGCCTGACGTGGACGCCGACCGCATGCTCAAGGATTGCCGCTTTGACGCAACCGTGACCCCCGAGCGACTGCGCCAGGCCGTGGTGCTGGCCGTCGCCGACATCACGGGGCAGCTGGAGGCCTGGCGGGCCGAGCAGGAGGCCGCCGGCCATGCCTCCCTGGACAAGGTGCCCGCGCGTCAGGTGGACGGAAAGAGCATCAAGCCGGCGCAGTTCCTGCGGGCTGTGCAAAGCCATGTGCAGGCTGAGCTGGCAGAGGCCTACCGCGATCTGGACACCCTGCCGAACGGAGAGGGCAAGGAAGGGCGTGTGCTGTCCCGCCTGGAGATCCGCGTGGACACATTCCAGCGGAACCTGCGCAACGCCATCGCGGATCTGCGCGGCCGGCGGCGAACCATCGTGGAGCTGATCTGAGATGGCCACACCCGAAAACATGCAGCCGGGGCTCGCTGTGCGCGCGCACGCGCATGACACGCTGGACGGACTCGTATGGCGCCATCTGGGTGCCACAGGCGGAAACGTGGAGGCCACCTTGGCCGCCAATCCGGGTCTGGGTCGGTTTGCAGACGACTTGCCAGAGGGGCACCTGGTGCGCCTCGTCACCGCGCCGGCACAGACCCGCCAGCGCGTTTACCTGTGGGACTGAGAGAGGGAGAAAACAGTGGCAGACAGCATCGAGAAAGTCGCCATCATCGGCGGCAAGACGGCAACCTACGGTGGCGCCATCAGCGCCGTGGTCAGCGGTCTGACGATTTCCGAAATCGGCGTCATCGTGGGCATCATCGTCGGCGTGGTGGGTCTGCTGCTGGGCCAGTATTGGCAATGGCGCAAGGACCGGCGCGAAGAACGCGCGCTCACCGCCTGGCTGGAAAACGAGGCCGGTGGGGAGACCGTCCTATGAAGTGGCCCAGCAACATCAAGATTGCTGCAGGAGCTTCGGCAGTGGCCGTGGGGGTGGCTGGTCTGCTGGCTCAGTTCCTGCCCGTGGAGGAAGGCCGCAGGCTGGGCGCATATCGCGACCCCATCGGCATTCCCACAATCTGCGAAGGCTGGACCCGTGGCGTGCAGATGGGCGACCGCGCTACGCAGGCCGAATGCGACCTGCTGACCCGCCAGGGCATACAGGAGGCCTGGGAAGTCTTCGAGCGATGGGTGCCCGCCCATGTGCGCAATGGCATGCCTGACCAGACCCTGGCCGCCTTCCTGAGCTTCATCTACAACGTGGGGCCAGGGCAGGCGGGCAGCAAAGACGGCTTTGTGTGGCTCAAGAGCGGCCGGCATTCCACCATGCTGCTGCGCCTGCAGGCCGGCGATGTGCGCGCCGCGTGCGAGCAGCTGCCGGCGTGGGTCACTGCCGCAGGCATTCGCCTGCGCGGCCTGGAGCTGCGCAGGGGGCGCGAAATGGCGATGTGCCTGGAGTCCCTATGAACCGTCAACGCGGAGTGATGCAATCCGCTGTGCTGTGGGCTGGGGCACTGGTTGCTGTGGCGGCTGCCCTGAGCGTACAGCAGCTGCGCATCAGCCACCTCAAGGCCCAGCACGCGCAAACCTTGCAGGGCCTGGCAGAGAAGACAGCAAAGGCCCAGACAGAAATCACCCGCTACATCGAGGCCGTGGGCCGCTATGACAGGCAGACCCGGCAGGCGATGGAAGAACAGGAAAGGAAAGCCCGTGAAGAAAATGAGGCCCTGGGCCGCGTTGCTGATGCTGAACGTGCTGGCCGGCTGCGCAGCGACAGGCTCCTTGAGCAGCGCACCCGTGATTTCCAAAGCATGGCCCGAAGTGCCGCCACTGCCGCAGAACGCGAGGCAACTGCCGACGCCATCGGAGTGCTTGCCGACGTGCTCGGACGCGCTGATGAGCGAGCGGGAATCCTGGCGTCAACAGCTGACCAGGCCCGCGCCAGAGGCGCCGCCTGCGAGCGCGCATTCGACGCGGTAGCGCAGCGCATCAACGCAGGCCCGCAGGCCGTGGCGCAGGAGCACCAGCATGTGGAAACTCGATAGCCTGCGCCGCCTCATCCTGCAGGCCGTGCCGAAGCTGGCCGAGAACCCCGAGAACCTGATCGTGCGCGCGGCCGGAGGCCAGGTACTGGCCACCGGGGCGGATAGCCTGTCCTATGAATACCTGTACACGGCAGAAATCACCGTGCTGGACTATGCCGGGCATGCCGATGCCCTGTTCGTGCCCCTGGTGGCCTGGCTGCGCGTCAACCAGTCCGACGCCCTGGACAACGCGGACAAGCGCCAGAAGGCCCTGCTCTTCGATGTCGAGCAGCTCAACGACACCGCCGCAGATGTCGGCATTCGCGTGCCACTGCGCGAGGCCGTCATAGTCAAACCGGACCCGGACCACCCCACGCGCTACAGCGCGACGCACCCGAAGGAACCGTGCCACCCGGGCGGCAACTGCGTGGCCGAGCATTGGGAGCTGTACCTCAAGGATCAGAAGCTGTGCGAATGGGACATCGACGCCCCGCCAGAGCGCACGCGGTTTGAGATGTAGCCATGGCAGATATGCGCGCGCTTGAACTGTGGGCCGAGTCGCTGCTGGCCAAGCTTGCGCCGGCAGCGCGCCGCCGCCTGCTGCTGGACCTGGCGCGGCAGCTGCGCGCCCGCAACAGCCAGCGCATGGCCAGCCAGCAGACGCCGGACGGCGAGAAATGGGAGCCCCGCAAGGCCCAGGGCGACGGCCTGCGCAACAAGCGCGCCCAGATCCGCGCCCGCGCCAAGGCCCGCCGCCCTCTGTTCGCCAAGCTGCGCATGCAGCGTTGGCTCAAGGCAAAGGCCCAGGGCGATGCGGCCGTTGTGCAATTCGCAGGCCGTGCAGATCGCATCGCCCGCGTGCATCATTACGGCGAGCAGGACCGCGTGGCCAAAAACGGCCCCATGTACGACTACCCCGAACGGCAGCTGCTGGGCATTCCGGCAGAAGACGCCGACCTGCTGCGCGACGTCATCCTGCGACACCTGCACCCCTGATTTCTGTCATGTCGGCAGCCACAGCACGCGCTGCTGGGCTTCGCGCGTGCGCGGCGGCACGATGGCCACATGACCGATACACCGCAGCAAGAAAGCCCCTACGAGCTGATCCGGCGCCTGGAGAACCTGGCACGCCGTGGCACCGTGGCCGAGGTGCGCGCGAAGCCGCTGGCCGTGCGCATGCGCTGCGGAGACAACATCACCGACTGGCTGCAGGTGCAGTGCCTGCGCGCCGGCACGCAAGGCTCCACCTTCTGGGCGCCGGAGGTCGGCGAGCAGGGCCTGGTGTTGAGCGTAGGCGGCGACATGCGCCAGGGCGTGGCCCTGCTGGGCCTGTACAGCGAACAGATGGAACAGCCCAGCGATGGCGCGCCGCACATCAAGCTGAACAAAGACAACACCCATTTCATCCGATACGAAAGCGGCGTGCTCACCCTGCGCATTGAGGATGCGTCCATCACCATCTCGCGCGACGACATCACCCTGAGCACCGCGAAAGCATCGTTGAGCGTTGGAGATCTGGTGCGGGCTGCACCCGATGTGGTGGCCGAAGCCATCAGCCTGGTGCACCACGTCCACGGCGGCGTGCGCAGCGGCGACAGCAACACGGGGGAGCCGCGATGATGAGCCGCACCACCGGCCGGCGCATCGGGCTTGTAGAGCACCTGGTGCAATCCATTGGCGACATTCTGAGCACGCCCATGGGTAGCCGAGTGGCTCGGCGCACCTACGGTTCGCTGGTCCCGCTGCTGATAGACCAGCCCGACAACACGCAGACCGAGGCGCGCCTGTATTCCGCCATTGCGTCTGCGCTCATGCGTTGGGAGCCGCGCTTGTCCATCGAACGCCTGCGCATCGTGCGCGACGCAGAGCGGCCAGGACGTGCGCAGCTGGTGATCGATGGAGCCCTGCTATCGGACTACGCTCCCCGCGCCAAGCCTCTGAGCCTGACCGTGGAAATCGGAAGTACGGGGGGCGCATGACCGACCTGGCCACTCTCCCCGCCCCGCAGATCATCGAGCCGCTGGACTTCGAGCAGATCCTGGCCGACCTCAAGGCCGACATACTGGCCCGCGCGCCCGAGCTGGCCGAAGTCCTGGCGCTCGAATCTGATCCCATCGTCAAGCTGCTGGAGGCCTGCGCCTACCGGGAACTGCTGTACCGTGCCCGCGTCAACGATGCCGCCCGCGCCCACCTGCTGGCCTTTGCCACGGGCGGCGACCTCGACCACCTGGCCGCGCAGTACGGCGTGGACCGCCAGGCCGGCGAAACCGACGACCGCCTGCGCACTCGGCTGCAGCTGCGCATTGCCGCCCTGGCCGGCCAGGGCACGCGCGAGCACTACGAATTTCACGCCCTCACCGCCTCGCCCCTGGTGCGCTCCGTGCGGGCCAGCCAGCAGACCCCGGGCAGCGTGCTCGTCATGCTGTGGGTCACCGACCAGACGCAAGCCCAGGCTGTGCGACAGCTGGTGTCCCAAACCCTGAACGCCGACAACGCCCGCATGCTGGGCGTGCCCGTCAATGTGGCCGTGGCCGTGCCGCACACCATCGACATCACTGCGCGCATCACCCGCACGCGCACCGCGCCGGCTGGCCTGCTGCAGCAGTTGCAGGCGCGCCTGCAGGCGGCCTTTGCGGGCATGGCCAACCTGGACGGCAGCGTGGCGCGCAGCTACATCACCACGCTGCTGCACGTCGATGGCGTGCACGCCGTGGACTACCCGGACAACGCCCGGCCCGCGCCCATCACGCCCATCGCCGCCGGCGAATTCCCGGCCCTGGGCGCCGTAGACCTGATCGACGCAGGGGTGGCCTGATGGACGCGCGCCGCAGCATCCTGCCCCCGGCATCCACCAGCCTGGAGCGCGTGATAGACACCACGCTGCCGCGCGATTGGGGCGCCATGGCCGACGCGGCCGAGCCGGCCAGCACCGCCCAGCACCCGGCCCTGCTGCCCTGGCTGGCCCAGCAGTGGCAGCTGGGGCAATTCGAGCGCTATTTTTCCGACCCGCGCGAGCTGCTGGCCAAGGGCTTGCCCTGGCTGCGCGAGCGTGGCAGTGCCGCCGCCGTGCGCCGCGCGCTGGCCTGGCAGGGCTACCTGAGCGTGACCCTGGAAGAGGACGGCGCCCGACTGCACATCAACCCGGGCCGCGAAGTCAGCAATGCTGATATCGCGCGCATGGCCCATGTGGTGCGAGCAAGCATCCCGCTGCACGTCCATTTCTACCGGGTGTTCTATCGCTTCGATCTCCGCGCGCTGCGCTGGGATCGCGCGCCCAAGCTGGACGGCGCCCTCTGGGACAACGACAGCGGCACGCCCGTGGATGTGGGCGAGGGTGAGCCGCCCGTCATCGGCAGCCAAGGCCGCATCAACCAGTCCCAGGCCCAGCGCCCCAACCTCACCCCGCTGCGCAGCGCCGACCACCAGCACACCAGCGGCCGCATGCGCCGCGCTGACCAGCTGCGCCTGGATGTGTGGCGCTGGGACGGCCGCATGCAGCGCCTGCCGGCCGGGGGGCAGCTGCAGCACACGCCGGGCCAGACCGCACCACATGTCCCGCATCAGCCCCTGAGCGCCTACGGCGAGGCCTGGGCGTCCAGCGCAGACGCACGGCCCAGCCAATCGCCGGGGGCCACCAGCCACTGGACTGCAGGCGCCGCCCGGCCCCGCGTGGCGCCTGCCCGGGGCTGGACGGGCCGCTGGGACGGCGACCGCTGGCAGCAATCGAACATCCACGGCAAGACCACCGAATCCACCGAATAGACGGAGTACCGCATGCAAACACTGCAAGACGCCGGCCGCATTGCCCTGGCCAAATCCCTGGCCGCCATGCCCTGCCATATCGCATGGGGGCGCGGCGATGGCCAGTGGCAAGTCGCCCCCGCCAACCCCACCGACCGCACCGCACTGCGCGACGAAATAGGCCGCCGCACCGTGGTGGACGTGGGCTATGCCCGCCCTGGCACCTTGGCAGATCACGATATCGAGCTGCCCGGCCCCATCT